GAACTCTTCTAGAGTTAAGTTAATTAGAAATAGGCAATCATCTCTATTGACTAAATTAAATGATATTAGGGAATCTGATTATAAATCATATCGAAGAGGTATGAAGTATAAAGACATTACTCATAATATTCCTAATCCATATAATATACAATATTAGAACTATGCAGAGATATTTTCCTACAGTTAAAGATTTGATATACAGTGCGATCGCAGCTATTTATAATCATAGGTTTATAAAAAATCCTATAGTTTATTCTCCGATACCAGATAATAGAGGGAATTATCAACCAGTCTCTATAAATAGATATCGAACTTATGATGGTAAAGAACTTATTGAGCCCGGACTAACTTTAGCAATTTTTCCAGCTTCTAGTAATAGAGCGGAGTCTAGTTCATATACTAATAATCCACCTAACTCTGCTACATTTACTCCGTTTGAGATAGGAAAGAAAGATAGTAACTATCAATATGAAGGTATTTATAAATTCGTAGTTGGGCTATATTATCAAGAAGTAGCCATTAATGAAACTAAAGATTTAATTTATTACACATTAAAAAATAAACCGGAAGTTATTATCGAAGACCGAGATATTGCGAGAGAACGTAAAGCTAATTTATGGGATGCTAAAAAGCTAAATATAGAGATTAATCCAGGAGAAGATATTTTAAGAGATTATTTAGATGTTTTACGATTAGTAATTGAAGAATTAGATGTAGATGGATTGTTGCCATGGAGAGTTAGAGGGTCACAAGTAACTCACTTTGATTTTCCTACAAGCTCCTGGTCGGCTAAAAATGAAAATATTTACTTTCATTACGCTTATTTGTATTGGGAGATATCAATGTACACTCCGGCGATATTTAAGAAAGATGAGAAAATATTTCCAGTCGACACCATAACTTTATTGAAAGATAGATATTATCAGTGAACTATGGACTTATAACTAATTTGTTGATTATTAGAGATTGCTCTGTTTGTAGATTGAATATTCAATGTTTTTTTTGCATGATTAAATAAAGATGTCTACAGCTGTAGTTTTAAATCTAATAGATATGGAAAAAAGAAAAGATTTAACAAAAAGATATAGTTTCCCAAGTGTAAATATAACGGAGATTATTAGAACACCTGTTTCTGAGGAAGTTGAATGGAGAAATGTGATTGGCGTGGCGGCTCCTTTCAGTAAAGGTCCTCAACTCGCTAGAATTAATGGTAATAGAAAAGAAATAATTGCTCTATTTGGAGAAGACCAAAGTGTCGGGTCTTTATTTATCCAACAGGCAATGCTTCAAGGAGCTAGTGACTTTGTCATTAGTAGAGTTTTACCTGAGAGTAAAGCAGCTTATGGGGCTATTAGCATTACTCCAGCTACCAACTCTACCTTTATAGAACCAATGGTGAATCAGTACGGTAAAAGAACTACTGGTCTAAAATTTAAAGCTAGTATGATATCAAAGTTTCAACCTAGTCCGAGTAGCTACTCAGGGTATCAAACTTATAATGGAGAAGGTACTGAACTTGAAGTTTATACTAATGTAAAGGAAACACCTTCAATTAGTGTTGAGGGGGTCGGATATTTTGACTTAAAGGGATTAGAAACGGTAGCTATTAAAGATCTAGAAGATCAGAAAATTTTAACAGATAGAAAATTTAAGATTCTCGATCCTAAAATAGTGTCAGGATACCATAAGATTAAATTTGATTCTGATGCAACTGTAGTAGACTCTCAAGATGATGAGATAAATCAGCTAATTCAATCTATTAAACCCGGATTAGTGTTAACAGCTGGCTCTGATTTAACAATATCTGCTCAGGGATTATCAATTTTATCGTATCCTCAAAGAACCACTACTGGTCAGTTTGAGGTATTAGTGTATGGAGACATTACAAATCTTGGAGTCGACCCAGTTAAAACTTTAAAGGTAGCTCTCCCTTCTAGCTACAGTTCAGATTCTTCATATACAGTAGTAGGAGTCAAGTACCGTAATAGTAACTTAAATCAATTATCTGGAGTATTAGTATATCCAAACACTGACTATTTAGGTTATCTTATTGCTCCGCACAATTCGTACTCTGGAACACAATTTGAGATTTATTATTACACTTTAACAGGTTCTGGTGCCAGTGTAAATATTACTCAGATTCCTACAGGAGTTAAGGTGGCTTTTGGAGCAGATCCTTCTACAAATGCTATAGCTAGAACCTCAAATAAACTTAGTGGTACTATAACTTTTTTCAATACAGAAGTCTCTATTGGAGACTCTGACCCAGCTAAAGGATTTAAGCCAGGTAAGAGTATCCTATCTATCTACTCAGAGTTAAGAGATGGTATTTTAGGTAATCAAGCTTTAAGCAATATCTTTAATGAGGTAGATATTAATGACTCTAAGTTACCCTATAGCTTAAGTTTTAGTTTATTGAGTAAAAGTACACTAGGAAATGATGTACGCTATGCAGTAGAGTTAATTAAAGAAGATACGAATGTTGATGACTTAAATATCACAAATCATGATATTTATCAAAATATGACTGGGGGTACAGATTCATTGAAGAGTGCAGCAGCAACTTTCTATGATGTAAGAGGTAATGCTATCTTATATGTAAAAGCTTTATCCCCAGGCTCTGCAGGAAATAACATAGCGGTTAATATAAAACCAATTAAAGATGGAGAGTTTATACTAGAAGCATTTGAAACAAATACTGCTTTTAATAATACTAGTCTCCCTTTAGAAAGTTATTATTTATCAAATCTATCTGCGGATGTAGAAAGTGGAGTATATCCAGATACATTATCCTCAAATTTAATTAGAGCATATTTTATTCCGTTAGTGACTGCAACTTCTGAGTTAGAGCAGACTATCTATGAGCAACTCCCAATACGCATAGCTCCGCCTGATATAACTATAACTAGATCAGACGATTTATCAATGCCAATTCATATTAATCATAGAGGTGAATCTTTCTTACAGAATATTAAGTTATCTGGGGGAGCCGAACCCACTAACTACACTACTGAGAGCCTCACTGAAGATGATTATGTTGTAGCAATTGATCGTTTAAAAGAAGAAGACGTTGCAGTCATTGCTGCTCCTGGTATTTACGCAGGAGATACTAGATATACTGAAGCTATCAACGCATTAGTTACACAAGCAGAAGAAAGTAATGCTTATGTTGGCTTACGGTTAGCTTTAGTTTCTACTCCACCCAGAATAAGTGTATCTAAAGCCAGAATTATATCAAATGCTTTTAATAGTGACCGAATTGTTTTATTAGCTGGTCATAGTAGAATTGCTGCATTTAGTGGTAATAGTAATAAACTAGCTTCTTCAGAAGGATTTTACGCAGGATTTATAGTAAATACTCCTCCTTATATGTCTCCTGCTGCTCAAAGTACCTCACCTTTAAATGGAGTAATCTCTCTAGATACTAATTATACTTTGGATGATTTAGATAGTTTAACTAAATTTAATATAGAGGTTTTACATTTAGACCCTGTAACAAAAGTCTATAAGTTTCTAAATGGGAGAACGACTAGTGCCACTTTAGCAGAAAGATGGGTATCTATTAGAAGACAGGCAGACCATATTATTATGAATCTATTTAGAAACTTGCAGTGGGCTAAAGCAATGCCTAATGATGAAGATTTAAGGGCAAGAGTAGCTTCTGCATGCGATGCATTCCTTAAATATGAAAAATCCAGAGGACATATTACTGACTATAGACCGACTATTGCTGATAAGTCGGTTAATAGTGCAGTTGACACCTTAACAGGAAATCTTAATGTTTTACTCCGCTATATTCCTGTTGTACCTGCTGATTATATTAATCTCACGGTAATTAGAGACTTTTCTACTCAATTCACTTTAAACGTATAGATTCTTAATGGAGATATAATTTTATGACATTTAGTTCAAATTTTAAGTCAGTAGTAAATAACGCTGGATTTGATCCACTACAGGGTTATGACGCGGATGTATGGGTGGTAGACCAAGGCACCGGTTCATTTAATCTAGTTGGTAGATTTACTAGTATTCAAATGGTTATTAGAAATGCCACAGAACCGTATATGGAGTATAACCAACGATTTCCTCGCCATTTAGATGGAGACATTCAAATTGGTTGGGTAATGGAGCGAGGACAATTAGATGCGAGAGTATTTGAACAAACTTTTGGTCTAAAAACATTAGGTAGAGAAATCCGAGTTAATCGGATGCCTAGATTTCAGATCACATTTCAAACCAAAGCTGATGAATTAGATGGAAAAGGGATAACTGCAGAAGCAGGAAGTACTGGTGCTACTAATCCAAGTTCGGAAACCTATCTAACAAGAAAATCTAATGGTCGATTAGTTCTTAGTATGTGTAAAGTTGATACATTTACGATGGGCAGTACAGCTGGACGACAAGTAATTGCTAACAGATGGGAAGGTATGGCCGAAGGTATTGAGTTTATCGACGATACTATAGGATTTGCTGGGACTTCTACTGCTGAGAGCGTGATTAAAGATGCGGTAACTGCTAGTACTCTCACAAATCCATTTCCATGGGACATCGTTTCTTTATAATACGAGAGTGAAAGAGGTTAAACTGGGAGTATAATATCATACTCCCAGTTTAACTGTATGGCAACAATTCCGTTTAATCAAAACTCTTTTAAATCCATAGTCAATAACGCCTCCCTTGATCCTATCCAGGGCTTTGACGTTGATGTATGGGCTTTAGATCAAGGCACAGGGGGATATAATCTAGTGGGTAGATTTAATTCAATCCAAATAATGATTAAGAATTCTACGGAGACCTATTTGGAATTTAATCAAAGGTTTCCCCGTAATTTAGATGGAGAAATACAAATAGGTTGGATAATGGAGAGAGGTCAGCTAGACGGTCGAGTGGTAGAGCAGACCTTTGGTATTTCCAATATCTCAAGAGATATAAGAATTAATCGAATGCCTCGTTTGCAAATTACGTTCTCAGTGAACTCAAAAGAATTAAGTCAAGGACGATCAGTTACAAATAATGAAAGTAATTTTCCCAAAAATAATAATACAGGGAATTCGACAGTTGATGGTAGAAGTTTTGCGAATAGACAAACAAATCATGAGATGGTTCTCAGTTTCTGTAAAGTCGATACGTTGACAATTGCGGCTAGTGCGGGTAAACAAATAGTAGCTAATAGATGGGAAGGTATGGCCGAAGGATTAAATATCTTTAATAGACAAACTATAAATTCTGGAACTTCCTTCGATGCAGTTACTGCTTTAAATGCTAGAATAAACGCTGCTACTAAGAATATAGGCTTAAATCCATTCCAAGAGGATTTAGTTTTAGTATCAAAATTAAGTAGTCAAGATGCTCTAAGTATCCCTATACCAGTGTCTTCAGGAGATAATTTTGACCCTAAAAACTTCAGTTCTAATAATATCACTAATAATCAGCAAATAGTAATGGTAAATCCATTTACAGGAGGGTTATAGATGGCTAATTGTCATTTTAAACAGGAGACTCAACATGTCCCCACCGCAGTTATTACTGGTTTGGATATTAATAACGGGGGAATATTAATAAATAATCATTACCCGACTGATCATACTATAGGAACGTGGGCAGTTGTTGGTGCTAGAGTTATGATTACTCGATTTTGGTCAGCATCCAGTGCTACAGTGATGATTACTCCTAATATGCCTACTTTAAATACTACTCCTAGAGTCTTACCTGTAGGTATCAGTTTAGAGGAAGAATTTTCTATTTGGATGGGGTATATAGAAAGTCCGCGCCCTGTAACAATTGAGGACTTAAAAGAAGGTAGATTGTTAAGGACATTTACTGGAGTAATTGAGAACTTAAAAGATACTCAAACAACTAAGGGAGTATCTCTGATGATTCAAGCTAGAGATAGAGCTAAATGGTTCCTTGATTCATCTATCTGGTTTTCAGCGAGAGAGATTATAGCTTCAGCGGGTACTTCACGAGCTGATCTTATTTTAGATATAGCTAATAGAGCTATTGGTTCAGCATTAGTAAATGATGTCTATACTAGTTTATTAACTCAAAAGGATAAACAAGGTAATGAGGTAAAAGGTAAAACTATTCTAAAACCTACCGACGCTCAATACTTCACTTCTCCTGAGACAGATACAGATACTACTACACAACAAGCTAATTTATGGTATGTAGGGACAACTGACACCCCCGGGCCTTTGGGAGCTAAATTAAAAAGTTTAGAAGCGATCGCGCCAAACCCAGAGTTTAGAATTAGAACTACTAGATTGAATATTGTAGGGTCAACTCAAGCAGATGAAGAAACTCGAAACGCTATACATTACTTACTGGCGGGGAATCAACCAATGGAAGTATTGAAGGGACTCTCTATGCAAGAAATTTACCCTATGGAAATATTCCAGTCTCAGTATGATGGAAACTTTTATTATGCACCTAGAGGTAATGACAGTACCGGTTTAACAGACCCTGAACGATTTAATAGGAGATACTTTTTTAAGCCTACTTTATCTGGTTTAGATGTTAATCAACGACTTATTGCTCTACGCACTGAAGAGTCTAGTGTTGGACTGAAAACTAACTTCATTGTAAGTAAACAAGCTCCTAATACACAAGAAACCTATGATGATTATATTCTTCATTTAATGACACAACCGGCTGCGTTAAGAGGAAAATCCTATGCGTTAAAACTCCATAAAGTATATGACCCTACTATCCAAACAGCTACAGATGCAGCTTTAATTGCTATTGCATTAGCCAGAGTTTGGGCTAAAGAGGTAGAAGCAGGATTAGCTGTAATGTTAGGTGACCCGTCAATTGTACCCGGGGAAATTCTTCAACTATATGGAGATATAAATAGTGCTAGAGCTTATCAAGAATGGCTCGGCAGTAATGAAGGAAAAACCCTAAACGACTTTTTGCAAAATGAAATAACTCAATTTAATGAATATGATGCTCAGTGGAATACTAATTTAATTGACCTCATTAAAATTGCTAAAGAAAATTCTAACGCTACTTCTGGTACAACAGATCCACGTATCGTTGCAAGCACGATAGTCGGGGTAAATCTAGGAGGAAATACTGAACTAGTGCCAGGTGCTGGTTTAGAGTCGGGTGAGAATTCAACAAATGGCGATCCTTTAAATAATATATATAACATTGCAAATGTTGGTCAGCTTAAAACTGGAGAGGAGTTAGGTTTTGCAGACGTACCTAAAACGATATACAGAGTTGAAGCTATTATACATAAATATAATATGGGGTCTAAAGGGTATACCAGTGAATTAGCGTTAATCAGTCCTTTTTAGCTAATAATTGGGGGTATATATAAAATGAATCTAAATAACTCAGATATAAGTCAGATCTTACAATCAAAAGGAGGAGGCTCATATTATACTAAAGCAACAAAAGGTGCTTATGAAGAGAGATATAAAGCTAGCCCTATCCTATACGGATATACCATGGCTACCTCAGATATAGAGAGAGCTAGAGGACAAATAAGAGTACAGCTCCCGGAGTTAAATTTAGCACCAATATTAGCAAGAGTCTTATATGGCTTTGACCAGATTGGACCGAATGGTTCAAATGGTAATCCTAGAATGATACCTACTAATTTGCCAGTAGTTTTAATTCCGTTGAATAATGCTGGACAGTACGGAGCAATTGCTAGTTTTAATCCAATAGATGCTAATAGTGAGAAAGATATAGAAGGATTATTACGTGCTAGTGGAGTGACAGATACTTTTCAATCACAACTCCCACCTAGTGATAGTAAGATGTCTATAGCCTTATCGAGACATCAGTTTGATTTAAGTAGTTTAAATGGGATTGATTTTTCTGCAATGAGTATAATGCCTCCATTAGCTGATGGAGCATATAGTTGGCCAGTTCAAGGTAGTTTTACAGTTGATGGATATAATGGGGAACGATTTGAGACATTAGTTAATACTGTTACTAAATCTTCAGTCAACCAGTATGAATTAATAGATGGATTAAATAATACTAAATCAGAAAAAACAAAAGCTGAACTGTTCAGCTTTTACCATCATACAAAATCTAGATTAGCTAATAAAACTAAGAGATTATTTGAATATAGAAATGGTAGAATTATTCCGGGGCCGTTGCTATCTCAAATACAGACATTTTCAGGTAACTTTGGGGAGTCTGGGCAAGAAGTTAGAAGTATTATAGATACAATAATTAATTATATTAATGTAGCGGATAATCTAATAGAGACAACTGCGGACTTTATTGAATGGTTTAGTAAAAGCCCTTTAGAAAA